TGGGTAGGTTTACCCTCAAGTCCGACTGCACGAGCAATATCAGTGAATGCTTTTCCATGACCAGACTGACAATCGTCAATCGCATGGCATAATTCGTGAACTAAGATGCCAAGCACCTTAATTGAATCGTCAACTGTTGGACTAACAAAAACCTCGTTAACCTTTGCTGACGAACATGAGCGAGGATAGCACTCGCCAATTCTGCGTTTGCGTTGAGTAAATGCACCCTTACTTGGAAGTGAGGATGAAACTCTAACATCCGCAGGAACGGTTTGACCGTTTTTCGTGAATAAATTTTTAGCTAACCTTTCGGTTGCTTTTCTAAGATATGTTTCTCTGTCGTTCATAATTAAGACAATAATTTTATTTATTGTGTAAAGCAAGCACTAAATGAAAAAGATTTTTCATAGGGTTGCGATGTCTTTTATTGAGTGAATGTCCTTTAGGTATCTGACTTGTTGAATCAAATCTCCGCTAAGAATATTAATTGCCTCAAGTTGTTTTAGGGTATCACCCTTTCCAGATTGGCATTTGTTTGCCAATTTCTGGATGGTCTTCTTGGCAGAAAAAATTCTTTCTCTGGTCTCGGAAAATTCTTCATCACCTTTCCACTCCCAAAGTGCCTTTGCGTTTTCGTTAGATATATTTCCACTCATCAGTTCCACCTCGCTTTCCCTGCAAGAATAATCGCATTACCGACTATCTGCCTACCTGCTAAAAATGTTGCAGGGACATTGACTTGTGGTGACTGTTTAAACAGTCCCTCTTCATCGACAAGCATTTGCTCACCGTTAGAGAGGGTAAGCAATTCGACATACCCTCCGACTTTTTCCTGTGCATCCTTGAGGGATGGTTTTACATCCTCGATGCGTTCTAATGTTGGTTCACTCATAATTATTTTTCTACTAATTTAAAAGTCTCTCTAAGTTCTACTATTTGATCTTTAATTTCTTGGATAGTTAGTGGTGATTGTATTCCACTTTGCTTTATTACAGATAATGCAATTCCAAGTGTGATAACTGCATTTTCTGCAACCTCTTTGCGTGTTAATTTCTTATGCATAATTAGTTTTTCTTTGCTTTGATTACTCTAAATTGTTGATGCCAATCTGACTTTGGTAATTCTGCTTTCTTAAAAGAATCTTCTGCATTCTCTTGAGATGTCTGAATGACCTCTGCTCTATTAATCCAAACTAATGAATTTCCTCTAACGACTTGTTCTTGTAATATGTATTTGTTGTTCATAATTAAGACAATAATATTAATTATTATATAATGCAAGTTCTAAATGAAAATTCTGTATGTGAGTCAAGGAATCACTAAGGGTATACCCCTTAACCGTACCTTAAAAACCTAGTGTTTATGCGGTTCTTAGCCGAATATTAGCTACAGAAAAATAATTAAAAAAAATAGTGAGGTTCACTAAATCCGAAAGTGTACAACTTCTCGTACAACTAATCTCCCTGCCAAAGAAAGATTGGAGTCATTTCTCCAACATAAGCACACCCTATATTGTGATCAAAATCCTCTATTGCCTCTTCCATGCTTAAATTATCCTTAATCATTTTCTGCTCAATAATTAATTCAATAGAGTAAATTGCCTTACCCTCTTTATATTCCTTACCCACAATACACTGATCGTACCCATCTACTATTTGAGTGGTTTCATCAAAGTCCCAATCTTCTAATGCTTTCATTAATACCCTCCTCCAGTGTTCAAAACTCCTGCATCTGGGTCTAAATAGCACGGTGCTGATAGGCAAAAATACCTCAGAACATCAATAAAATCCTTACACGCACCGTGTTTACCGTCCTGTCCTGTCCATGTAGATAGGGCAAATCGAGTGTTCTTGCAGTCTTCATGCACAAACAGTCTTGGAGTGTTTAAACTGTCAATGGGTTGCTCCTCATTATAATCCAAAAGGTCATTAATTAAAGTAACTCCTTCCTCGATTCTAACCCCCACACTTGGCTCAAAAAACATCTCCATGTCTGCCATTTGGTCAATTAGGGTAGTCACCCCACTTTTTGTGGGTGTAGGTGATGATCCAAACCGACTATCCATTATACGGCAAAAAATTTCTTCGTCCCCTTCTTGATTTTTTATTTCTTGAAAGTATCTCGCCAGTGACCATCCAAAAGGTTGTTGGGCTAATCCTTTATCACCATCAATCTTTTTACCTGCTACCGCCCATTCTCCTACCATTCCGATACCCTCAATTGGATGCACTTGACTTGGAAATTCTCGATAAACATAACATTTATTATCTGGTGCGACTCTTACCCAAATCATTACCCAGTTTTTGCCATGAGATGGGTCAACGATCATGTAATTTGTGCCTTCCTCTGGAATCTGTTTATCATTCACTAAGTGGTCACTTCCAAAACGAGGGAATTGCCCACCACTAACACGAGTTGGTAATCCATACGCACGAGTTAAAATTTTTGTCTTTGGATCGTGCTGAAGAGTGCGTTTTAAGGCTTTATAATCATTATACTTATTCCACTCCGAATGAAAAAATACAATTCGTGCATTATCTTTCAACGGTTGCATAATTACTGGAACTTTTTCGTTGGGCAACAAGTCTGGATCAGCAGGAATACTTTTAATTGTCCTAGCACCTTGTAGGTACTCACGCACCGTTGGTGTATATCCAGTGACTGGTGTGAATGAAATTAATAATCCACGATTTGGGTACGAACCATCCATCCATTCTGGGTGATTTTCGTTCACCACTGGACGGTTTGATCTCGTGGTCAACCGAAAACGCAAACTGGCAATGAAATCATGGGGACAAAGCTCATCTGCCCACACTAAATCCCACTCCGACCCCTCTAAAATGCCACTTTCCAGACTTTGGGAGTAATTTCTGAAGAAAATTCTCGATCCATTTGGTGCGACACAACAACTCTCAGTAAATCCACCCTTCTTTGAAAAAGTAAGATTGGTAACTTTACCTTTTTTTGCCATTTTCCACTCACTGGGAATATATTTCCAAATATACTGTTGTTGTTGTTCAACACTGGTGCTCGCAGTGGTGTGCATACACAAAACATTTGCCTCTGGAATGTCATTAATTACCTTTACTACTTTTTTACTGCAAAATTCGCTCTTTCCACTCCTGTTCCCTCCCATAATTAACATTTCGTCCACCTTGGCAAATTGTTCATCTGCCATTTGCCAGTGAGGTGGTTCGATTCCATGATGAAAAGGATCAATTTTTTCTGCATGAATTAACTCCTCCCTCTGGAGCAAAAGTTCCATCGTTTTATCTGCCCCTAATTCCTTGGCTGTATCCGCATCTGGAAGCTTGAAATAAGGATGTGGTGTAGGGTGGAAACTCATAGATTTCTTCGTTTCAATTCATTGGTGTAGAACCATAAATCAATTACCTCCTCCTGCACTGCCTTGACAAGGTCTTCAGTCTTCATTCGTGCCAGTCCTTTTTTTCCACATCGATTATGCTCCTTAATTCCCTTTACGAACTTTTCCCTGCCCATAAGTGAGAAACCTTTTAAGGCATCTTCCATAATTTCTTCGTCAGTCATTTCTTTTTTGGTTTAGATTTTGGTTTAGCCCTACCTATTTCCTTCAGCACTTTTGCGAAGATATTCTGTGGATTGCCCAGTCTTGCCTCCATCTTCTTTTGCTCCTGCACTTGTTCCCACTTCTCAACTATTCGTTCTGATTCTTTACTCATGTTACCATCTCCCTCTCCATCTTGGGGTTCGTCCAAGCATTACCCACACCCTACCCTCAGTGGCAGGTGGTCTAGCTTTGACCTTCATTCCTTTTAAAAAATTCTTATTGCTACTCACTCTCACATAAATCTCACCGCAAATAACCAGTTTTGGGTTAAGCGGAATTTGTGTGATTTCTAATTCCTGCGGTTGAGTAGTGTCCAGTGGTTCACTGATTTCAGAAACACTGATTTCATCCTTTAGTTTCTCCCTTACCTCATCCTCTCCAGATTCAGTGTAGCAAATTTTATTGCCACTTTTTTCCCATCCAGAAACCCCACCTTCCGACCTCCATTCACGAAGTATATTTCGGTCAAGTCCAAGTTCTTCCGCTAATTCAATTTCAGTTTTCATTTTCTTCAGTTTTGTGAATTTCTGGTGGACATTCCACATCCTCGGTATCCCACATCCATGCCAGTGTTAAAATATATTCTAAATCTTCCATTGCTTAAAAAATTGGGTGTCAAAATAAACACAGGGTTCACGGTCACATGACCAGTTTCGTTTCTTCGTGCTCATGCCCCCCATTCTCACTTCAAACTCTTTTACCTGCCCAACATCCACCCAGTAGTCACCGTCAGTGAATGCTACCCCAAGAAATGCTTTCAGATGAGAACTAGCTTGAAATTGACGCATTGTATTCCATTTTTTCAAGCTAATCATGTAAGTGGGATAGCGAAGAAATTCATTCTCCCTGCACTTTAACTCCAACCATGAAACAACCCTCTCACCACGCTTGATTGCATAGTCCAGAGTGTAAGTACTAGGCAGGTGCTCTAATTCAACATTCCAGTACCCTTCTATTC